CACAGCCCCAAAGGGGAACTATGATATCATCGCCAAAGACCTTAACGGAAGAAATAGGAATATTATTCCGCTGTCTTAGGCCATAGGAATCCCTTATAGAGATCAGAGTACCTAGGGCAATTGCCCAAAATATCATGGTCTCCAACGGGAAGCACAAAGCATTGCCCATAGTACTTAGACAACCGGTTTTGTACCGTTCACCTTTGTACGAGGCATACCTAGTGCGATAACGTGTAACTAGTTTAAAAATCCATCGAGGTAGGAGCATCCGTGCTAAGGATAAACTTATCCTATCGGAAGCATCCTTCATGTCAATTGTCGCATAGTTATAATCATAACATAGACGACGGTTAACATCTACACAGTTGTAGTCGATAGATCTTTTAAGAAGAGGATGCTGTTTTGATAGAGTGTAAAAGATCTCCATTAAGCCCTGTTGGGCAAATTGGTTTTCCTTTGGCTCTATACAGATGATGCGAGGGCCTTTAAAATCCTTCGGCACCACACAAATACGAGCATCAGGTTGACTGTCTTGGGTAAGCACATCCATGTGCAGACCCTCGTTAAAAGAGAATAACTTCTCTGTCAACCCTGGCCATGTTTTAAATGACCACTTCTCAGGACCCTTCTCACCTTCCGCTACAGCGCCGGATCCGTGACGACCCCAAGGTTCCTTTTGGAACGCAAGGAGGTCTCGTAAGGCCGGGCTGTCTGTGTCGAAAACGTGCCGCAATAAGCGGCGTGCTTCATTTAGTGCGGATCGCGTCAAGTCATAAGAAAAATCAGGCTTATGATCAAGAACGATCCTTTTCTTGAAGTCCCCAATAGCAGTATTGATTTTAATACTACTACAAGGAATTTCGACCTTCGACCATACAAGGCATATTTGCCGTAAAAGCAAAACAGCCCTTGTAAATTCTCTGGGTATTCTATCCAGATAGTTTACATGTGAATAGTCGAATTTCAGAGTACCATCATCCTGATACACTTGAGAAAACAAGTGATTACAGAACTTAGGTAACCTTGTCGTTTTGACGAGTTCCCATCCTGAAGAAACCAAAAAGGGCTCTTCAGTAATCAAGCTTGTTTCGATTCTCTTTCCCAATTCGGGAAGTTTTTCGAAAAAGATTGACGAACCTTCTGAAACGTAACGTTTCATAAGGTAACGGAAATCATCGGCGGCAAAGTTCGGAAAGTCTAAAGCAATGTCGCAAAATAAAGCACGACATACACAAGACTGCATGCTATCTCGAATATTCTTGGGTAGAGTTTCCCACTCATCCCATATAATCTGGATAGCAACAGAAGGCGTTACGGTCCCGTATGTTATCATACGTTTCCTCCCTTATCTGTTTCGAGTCTGTCGATCAATAAACCGATCAACTTCCTCAGTTAGGGGCTAGCGATATGCTAGCCCCTTAAAGATTAGTAGCGCTATTTAACTAATGCTATAATAGCATCAGCAACAGCTTTAACTACTAACAGCCAGAAAAGGAATGATTTTGTACGTTCCATTAAGGGACGACTCCGTCATTGATTTTCTCGGCATTTGCATCCGTAAGTAAGGATGCGAACTGACAGAGGAGATCCTCGATAACTGTCGCTGTAACAACGGCAGCTCGGGGAACCGATACTTCCAAGGACGCCTGAGCAACAACAGTCTTTCCAAGAACTGTGTCGTTCAGAGCATTCTTTAGGGTAATGATAAGTTTGTCATTACCCAGAGCACCCGGCTGTCCAATTTTATAATTGAACTCAAGGGTGCGGGGAAGAGCAAGCGACCGGTCAACATCTTTAAAGGTTGCACCGGCAGCGTGAGCGCCAACAAGATTGTAAACAATGTTGGCATCGGCTTTGTTGATCAGTGTGATCGACGAACTCGGCATACAGACTCCAAGGTTCTGCTTAAATTCTCTGCATTATTAACGCAGTTCCTTCAAGCATTTGTGTGAGGTTAAGGTTACCGAACAGTCCAACTGTGGACGTCCAGGCCGGAAAGCCGGCCGAACGTGAGTAGCTTGTAGCTACTGGTGACTCAGGAATATGCACTTCTGTGTAAGGATTATCATCGTAATTACTAGTATGCAGACGTAAAATACCGTCCGCATATAAAGTAGTTTTCGTAGATGACCCTATACGACGAAGTGTGTAACTCCCAAAGTTCCTATAACGTTGTTCGAGAACTCGGTTAGCGTGGGTGAACCAATCCACGACAAACGAGTATGGAACAATGTCCCACAGCGTGCTGAAAACATCATGTGCACCTAGTCTCTTGAGAACGTGGTCCATCTTGGACCAAACGATCTCCTCTTCCTTGTGAAATATTTGCAAGGAAAAGGCGGCAGTCTTAACAGCTCGTGTAATACGAGGCGTTAATGAACCGCCAACGAAACTAATAGTGCGGATGTTCCCAACATTTGGTGTTTGAATGGTCTCAGATCGCCTCGCAGCGATAGGGGACCACTTGCCTACAGACTCCTTAAGATAAGATATACGATGGGATACTTCAGACCATACATCAGATAAAGCTTTGATGTCACGGTAGATATTCTCCCATCCAAACTTATACTCAAGGTAGCCAGAAGCCGCACTCCGACTTAGCTTACCAAGGCTAAATCCTCGTGCTAACTTCGGGACATCTTTCAAACGCATGGGGTTTTTAAACATCCCAATTGTTTGAGACAGTTGTGAAAGATCAACCATTAGATTTTGGCTGGTCTTCATACTACCATCTAGCTGTAGGCCCACCTCATCCACAAGTGACGACCAGTCAATGCTAGAAAATTCAGGAAATGGCGCCGGGGCGCTTCCACCACCGGGAATATTAATTTCGACGCACATTGACGTCGGATCAATACCCACAGAATGGATGCCCACGGGAAACCAATTTCCCCAATTACCAGCATAGACCCAAGGGACGGAGAAGGATCGAAAGGATCCAACGCATCCTGGTATAGGTAGATCACATCTTTTAGTGTGACCTACCGGATTAAATTCACCAGGTGTCTCAGTGGTGTCGTTCATAATTTGTGAATTACTCGTTGTAATTTGTGTGTAGTTAGAGATAAATACATCACGCGTATCGGTGCCAGCCCAACCAATAGGTTGGAGCCACCTACCTTCAGTACTTGAATAGTAGGTGCGGACCGTCGTCGTAGATGTATTACCTTTACTTCTCACACGCATAACAACAAGACTCCTGTAAGGTTACCAAAATGTTGAAAACCCTATACGTTCGTATAG